CGATCACCTCGCTGCTAACCAGCCAAAAACGGAGAGCCATGTGCGCGCAACCGTAACTCATGATCAGCGCGATACTGTCCGTGCCGCTGCTGAAAACGCCCTGATGCACCGCTTTAACCCACGCGAAAACCAGCTCACTGAAGCCGGTCGTCAGTTCCGTGGCTTATCGCTGCTTGAAATGGGTCGTCAGGTCGCTGAACAGTCCGGCATCGCTACTCGCGGCATGGCTCCGATGGAGTTGGCAGGCGCAGTGCTGGGCTTGACTGAACGCGCTGGCTTGCACAGCACCTCGGACTTCCCGTTCATCCTCGCCAACGTCACCAACAAGACCTTGCGCGATGGTTACGCCATGATGCCACGTTCGTTTGCTGACTTTACCCGTCAGTCGAGCGTTGCAAACTTCAAGGACATTTCCCGCACTCAGATCGGCGAATTCCCCGGCCTCGAAAAGGTCAACGAATCCGGCGAATTTAAGTACGGCACCGTGCCTGAAGGTCGCGAACAGTATCGTTTGGCCACCTACGGCAAGATCATTGGCATTACTCGCCAGACCCTAATCAACGATGATCTGGACGCGTTCACTCGCGTTGGCCAGTCGATTGGTGTTGCCGCTGCTAACCTCGAATCTGACATTGTTTGGGGCATCCTAACTGCCAACGCTAACTTGGCCGATGGCGGCGCACTGTTTAACAGCACTGCAATCACCACGGCTGGCGGTCACGCTAACTTGGCTGGTTCGAGTGCAGTGATCAGCGAAGCCTCCTTGACCGCCGCTCGCGCCGCAATGCGTAAGCAAAAGTCGCTGTCGGGCTACTTCCTGAACATCACACCAAGCTACTTGATTGTGCCGCCTGAACTCGAAGGCGTTGCTAACCAGTTCACCAGTGCAAACTACGTTGCTGCTAAGTCAGGCGACATTAACCCGAACTACAACACACAGTTGCAAGTGATTGTTGAGCCTCGCCTGTCGGCAGTTTCGGCCACTGCTTGGTATCTGGCCGCCGCACCGCAGTTGGTTGATACCATCGAGTATGCTTACCTGACCGGTCAAGAAGGCGTGTTCACCGAAACCCGCATGGGCTTTGAAGTGGACGGCATGGAGATCAAGGCTCGCCATGACTTCGCTGCTAAGGCGCTTGACTTCCGTGGCTTGTTCAAAAACGCTGGGGCTTAATGCTCACGGGGCTGGTTCGCCAGCCCTAACCTAATTTTCAGGAGTTTGTAACATGAAGAATTACATTCAAGAAGGCGATACCCTCACGCTGTTGGCTCCGGCTGATGTGCTGTCGGGCGCTGGCGTGTTGGTGGGTTCGATCTTTGGTATCGCTTCCGGTGATGCGCTGTCCGGCGCTGAAGTCGAAGTGATGACTGAAGGCGTTTTCGATGTGGCTAAAGTTTCCGCTCAGGCGTGGACTCAGGGCGCAAAGATTTACTGGGATAACGCCACTAAGTTAGCGACCACCACCGCTGCTTCCGGTGCTAACGCACTGATTGGTGTTGCGGTTCTGGCTGCTGCTAACCCGTCGGCAACCGGTCGCGTTAAGCTGACAGGCGCGTTCACTATCTAACGATAGCGATGTGAGAATAGGCGGCTGATGCCGCCTTTTTTCAAGGGGCTGGTATGAATTGGAAGGCTTTACAGGACATGATGCACACAACCACGCTGGCGACATTTGGCGAGGGCGTGACGTATGTGCCGCGTGTAGGGGCTTCTTATTCTATTGCCAGTGCGATTTTTGACGAAAACTACCTGACTGTTGACCCTAACACGGGCGCAACCATTCAGAGTAATTCGCCGATCTTGCGAGTGCGGTTAGCAGACCTAGCTACACTTCCCCAGCCGGGCGACCGCGTGATGATTCGCGGCGATGAATACCGCGTGAACAGTTACGAGCAAGACAGCGAAGGCGGTGCATCATTGCCGTTGCACAGGGTTTAAGCCATGCACCAACGCAAACTGATACGACAAGAAATTGTTGACCTGCTGACGGCAGGGGTGGCGTTGGTGAGTGGTCGTGTTTACAAGTCTCGCACGCGTCAGATTTGGCCGGAGGAAATGCCGTGTATTGCGGTCTACACTCGGTCGGATGATGCCGAAACACGTAACGCTGCGCCGCGTGAGTACGTTAGAACGGTTGCTGTTGCTGTTGAAGTAATGGCTAAGCTAGACGACGACCTAGACGACACGCTAGACGATGTGTGCGAGCAAGTTGAAACGGTTTTATTTGCCAATGAGTTTATTCTTAATGGCACGGCACAAGTGATACTGGCTGACACGCAAATTACGCTGACAGCCGAGGGTGATAGCCAGCACGGTAGTGCTATAATCACCGTAGAAGCGACGTATTACCAAGATGCACCAGAAGATATAAGCGGCGCGCTGGATGACCTGAAAACAATCGGTGTGCGTTACGATCAAGACGGTGATCAGCCTGCGTTGGATGAGGCACAAGACTTAATTACAGGGCTTGACCTATGAGAATTTTTATCAAACCGGCACGCGAAGGCATGACGGTTGTGAATCCGGCAGATTACAGCATCGTTCCTCAGGACGGTTGTGAGGTTGTCGAAAATGGCTACTGGCATCGTCGGATTGCTGACGGTGACATCATCATTGCCTCGCCGAAAGCGCAGGCCAAACCCAAGGCAGAGGGCAACGCATAATGGCTATCTCGTTCAACAATATTCCTAGCACGCTGCGAGTGCCTATCATCGCGGTCGAATTTAACAACGCCAACGCACAGCAAGGCCCCGACCAACAGCCCTACACGGTGCTGATGTTCGCGCAGAAGCTCGCTGCGGGTACTGCGGTCGTGAATGCGCCGGTACTGGTATCGAGCGCCGCCGCTGGCCTAACGCTGGGTGGTCAAGGCTCGCAACTTCACCACATGGTAGAAACCTATTACAAGAACAACAACGTCGCGCCGCTTTATGTGATGCCATTGGCTGATGCCGCTGGCACCAAGGCGACGGGTACGATTGTTGTTGCTGGGCCTGCCACGGCATCCGGCACGATTGCCCTGTACATCGCTGGCCGTCGTCTGGCTGTTAGCGTTGCGTCTGGTGATGCCTCGACTGCCATTGCCTCGGCGATCAACGCGGCGATCAATGCCAATGCTGACTTGCCAGTTGTTTCCACTGTTGCCACTAGCACCGTGACCGTGACCGCCAAGCACTTTGGCGAGATCGGCAATGCGATCGACATGCGCGTGTCCTATTTCGCTGACGAGTCTGTCCCTGCCGGTGTATCGCTGACTGTTGCCAGCAAGCTGACAAGCGGCGCCACTAACCCGACGCTGACCACGGCAATCACGGCCATGGGTGACTTGTCTTATAACTCGATCATCTTCCCGTACACTGATTCGGCATCGCTGTCGGCAATCAAGACGGAAATGGATCGTCGTTTCGGCCCACTCGTCATGAAAGACGGCGTGGTTTATGCAGCTAAAGACGATACTGTTGGCAACTTGCAAACCTTGGGCAACACGCACAACAACCAGCAACTCAGCATCATGGGCTGCACGGGTTCGCCACTGCCTGCTTATGAGTGGGCTGCTGCTATCGGCGCCACTGTCGCATTCTACGCGCCAATTGATCAGGCTCGCCCATTGCGTACCCTGCCAATGGTTCCAGCGTTTGGCGCGGTCATTGCTCCCGCTCGCACGGCCATTCTGACGATCACTGAACAGAATACGCTGTTGTATTCCGGTGTTAGCACGTTCGAAGTGAATGCCGACGGTGGCGTTCAAATCTCGCGACTAATCACGACTTACAAGACCAACTCGGCAGGCGCTTCGGATACGTCTTACCTGCAAGTCGAAACGATGAATACGCTGTCGTTCTTGCGCTATTCGTTCCGCAATTACTTTGCGCGTAAGTACCCACGTCATAAGCTGGCAAACGACGGCACACGTTTCGGCCCCGGCCAAGCTGTGGTTACGCCAAAGGTTGCCAAGGCTGAAGCCATTGCCCATTTCCGTCAGCTAGAAGAACTTGGCTTGGTTGAAAATGGCGACTCGTTCAAGGCTAACATTATCGTTGAACGCAACCCGTCCGACGTGAATCGTTTAGACTTCTACCTGCCGTATGATGTAGTCAACCAACTATTCACCATCGGCGCACAGATTGGCTTCCGCCTGTAAGGAGATTTGAAAATGGCAAACCCAGTAGGCGGTATTGTTTACGTTAAAGCCAATGGTCGGATGTATCCGGCCAAGGGCAACTTCACTTATAACCTCGGCATCCCCATGCGTGAGGCGATTGTTGGCGCGGATTCTGTCCACGGCTACAAAGAAATGCCACAGGTGGCGTTTGTTGAAGGCGAAGTGACCGACCGTAACGACATTGATTTGGCCGAATTGTGCAGCGGCGATGACATGACCATTACGCTTGAATTGGCGAATGGCAAGGTCATTACATTACGCAACGCATGGTTCGCAGGCGAAGGCACTGGCAACAGTGAAGAAGGTAACATTGCTGTTCGCTGGGAAGGGTTGTCTGCTGACGAGGTGAAATAATGGCCAAGATCATCAAACTCAAAGAGCCGATTCAATTCGGCTCCGAGACAATCGGTGTGCTAGAATTTCAGGACATGAAGGCTAAGCACTTGCGTAAAATTTCGGCCAAGCCAAGCATGGATGACTTGCTTAACTTGGCCGGTGTTTTGTGCGGTCAGCCGCCTAGCGTCATTGATGAATTGGGCATGGAAGATACGCAAGCGGTCATGGAGTTGGTGGGCGGTTTTTTTTAACCTTCCCCAGTGATTGGCCTCAGTTATGTGGGGCCATTGCGTATGTTTTCCACTTCCCAGCCAGTGACATTATGGACATGACTGCGGATGACCTAAAATTCTGGCAAGCAAGAATAGAGGAAATACGCAGTGTCAAATAAGTTCCCCGTTCAGGTTGTCATTAGCGCTGTTGATAAGATCACCGGCCCGCTCGGTGTTATCCAAAAAAAGCTAGAAACGCTGAATAAGCCTTTGCAGAAAATCGGCACGGCCATGAGTGGCGTTACCGGCGCTGCGGCTAGTCTAGCAACGCAAATCGGCATACTCGGTGGTGTTGCAGGTGTTGGGCTTTACAAGGTCGCCACGGGCGCGGCTGAAGCGGGTGATGCCATTGATGAGGCGGCGCAGAAGGCTGGCGTAGGTGCTGAGGCTTTGCAAAAGCTAGCCTATGCCGCTTCGTTCAGTTCAATAAGCCAAGATCAGCTAGTCGGCACGTTGGGCAAGCTGAATGCCAATATCGTTTCAGCTACTCAGGGCAGTAAATCACTCGGCGAAGCGTTTGCGTTTGCTGGCGTTAGCGCTGATGACTTGAAACGATTAAAGCCTGAACAGATTCTGGCAAAAATTGCCGACAAGATTCAGTCATTGGAATCTGATGACCCCCGACGCGGGGCATTGGCAAAAGCCTTGCTTGGCAAGTCTGGCCAAGAGTTAATTCCCTTCCTTGCTGCGGGTGCCGCTGGTATTAAAGAACTTGGAGATGAGGCGCAAGCGCTGGGGCTGATTCTGTCTGAAAAAGACATTGCCAACGCGGTGAAGTTTTCTGATTCGTTT